AGCCCGAGCCGCCCACAGCCCATCCCTGCTCCGCTCACCCTCCCTCGAACCGCACCGGGGCGCCGGCGGCCACAGCGACCGCACCGCCGACCACGCCGTCACCGGCTACGCCGACACCGGCACCACCCGTCGAGGCAACACCGGCCGCCTCGACCAAGCCGACGCCCGCATCCGAGACGCCCACCTCGCACTCACCTACGCCCCACCCGACAACCCCGGCGGCGCCATCCGCGTCGCACAGACCGACCTGGACACCGCCCTCAGCCTCGTCCAGAGCACCATGCCCAAGGCCTACGACCTCAAACAGCTCCGCCTCGACAACCCACCCGCCTGCCCCAACTGCCTCCAACACGGCTACCACACCCCCGCCGCCACCGACGGCAGCCGCCACTGCCGCTGGTGCGCCGACGTCAACCGCGCCTACCCCGACCTCCCCGACGCCGAACTCCTCGCCCACCACGCCAACGGCCGAGTCCCCACCACCGCCTTCGCCGCCTTCGAACAACGCTGCCGGGAACGACGCACCAAACAGCGGGCCAAACACAAAGCAGGCCGACGGTGACCCCCTCCACCACCAACACCACCCCCGGTGATAACCTACGGTTCAGGTGCTGTGCACAAGTGTCCCCAGCATGAGCGGCAACTGGACGGGCAGCAACCGGCGGCGCACCCTCCCCGCCAACTGGGACAAGATCCGGACCGCCATCCTCCGCCGCGACCACGGGCGCTGCACCTGGACCACCAACACCGGCCCATGCGGACAACCAGCCACCGACGTCGACCACATCAACCGCAACGGCGGCGACCACCCCGGCAACCTCCGCTCCCTCTGCCACCCACACCACGCACGCAAGTCCTCCGCTGAAGGTAACGCCGCACGGGCCGAACGAAAAAAGTTACGACTCCGACCCGTCGAACCCCACCCCGGGAGGGGGAGGCCCCAAACATGAAATGCACTTGGGAACCGGGAAGGGTAGCAGGAAACCATCTGCGTGCGAGAGGCTCCTCTTTTGGCATCCTGTGAAGTGTGCGGCTCTGCCGTTCGTTCGGGCAGCCGGTTCTGCTCCGCTCGGCTGGAGTGTCGCCAGGTCAGAGACCGAGAGCGAAACGCCAGGTACCACGCGACGGCGGCGGGGAAAGGCCAGCCTGGCGGCGGGCAGGGCTCGGTACCGGGCGGCACCTGGGAACAGCGGGAACGGCACGACGCCCGAGGTGCGCCGCCGCTATCGGCAGTCCGTCAAAGGCCAGGCCGCCAACCGTCGCCGCAACCATGAGCGGCGAGCGAAGACCAAGGGTGCGGCGGTGGTCGAGCTAGTCGACCCCCAGAAGGTCTTCGAGCGTGACCGGTGGCGGTGTCACCTCTGCCGGAAGGTCATCCCTCGTCGCTTGTTCTACCCGGATCGACGGTCTGCGTCGGTCGACCACATCGTCCCGCTAGCCGAGGGTGGCGAGCACAGCTACCGCAACGTCGCCGCCGCACATCTGGGATGCAATCTTGACAAGCGGACACTTCCGATGGGTGAGCAGTTGCGGTTGCTCGGCTGAGTCCACGTCGCCCGGAGCGGCCCGATGCCCCAGGAGGGCGACATGGCAACTAAGCCCCCGCCGAAGCTGAGTGCGAAGGCCCGCCGGTTGTGGACGGAGACGACTACGGCGTTCACCCTCAGGGAGGACGAGTTGTGCGTTCTCGAGGACGCTTGCCGGGAGCTTGATCTGGTGGCTCGCATGGAGGCCGAGGTGGCGAAGTCTGGGCTGGTCGTGGAGGGTTCGCAGGGGCAGCCGGTGTCGTCGCCCCTTGTCACCGAGATTCGGCAGCACCGCACGGTGATGGCCCGGCTGTTGCAGTCGTTGAAGCTGCCGGAGGATGCCGAGTCGGCTGAGGCTGAGAGGGCGAAGCGGTCTGCGACGATGCGTGAGGTCGCGAACGCCCGCTGGAAGCGTGGCGCGTAGGGTCGCTGAGGTTCGCCTCGGCGATGACCATGGTGATGTTGTCCGCTGGTATCGGGATGAGCTGGCGGCGCCGGCGGTCTTCCCGTGGGTGGGCTGCGGGTGGGATCCGGTGCGGATCGGACCGACGTGGCAGACCGCAGGTGACGCATGGGTGCTGCCGGCGGCGACGCTCGGCTGGGATGTCCTCGGCTGGTGCGGGACGGAACTGCAGCACCGCCGCCGCCCGTGGCGGTTCACGCTCGAGCAGGCCCGGTTCATCCTGTGGTGGTTCGCTGTTGACGAGGCCGGCCAGTGGCTGTTCCGAGACGGGGTGCTGCAGCGCCTGAAGGGCTGGGGCAAGGACCCGATCGGGGCTTGCTTGCTGTACGTCGAGATGCTCGGCCCGTGCCGGGTCGCTGGGATGGTGAACGACGAGCCGGTGGCTGTCGACAACCCGGAGGCGTGGGCGCAGACGGCGGCGACGTCGTTGGAGCAGACGAAGAACACGATGCGGCTGATGCCGGCGCTGATAACCCCGGAGGCGAAGGAGTTCTACCGGGTGCAGGTCGGCAAGGAACTGATCCATGCGATGGGCGACGAGCGGCTGATCCAGGCGGTCACGTCGAGCCCGGCGACGCTCGAGGGCGCCCGGGCCAGTGTTGTCCTGAAGAACGAAACGCAGCACTGGTTGAAGGGGAACGACGGCCACGCGATGGCCGACGTGATCGAGCGGAACGCCACGAAGTCCGAGGGTGGCGCCGCCCGCACCTTGGCGATCACGAACGCCTACCAGCCGTCGGAGGACTCGGTCGCTCAGCATGACCGCGAGGCCTTCGAGGAGCAGGCGGCCGGGCGGTCGTTGACGACGGGGATCCTGTACGACTCGCTCGAGGCTCCACCGGAAGCGCCGCTCACCGCAGAGGAAGCCCCGGCGGTCGTCGCCTCCATCCGGGGCGACTCGATGTGGCTGAACACCGACCGGATCGTGAAGAGCATCCTCGACACCCGGAACCCCCCGGAACGGTCGAGACGGTTCTGGTACAACCAGATCACAGCGGAAGAGGACGCCTGGATCGACCCGCAGCTGTTCGACGCCCGAGCCCGCCCTGACATCCTCGTTGCAGACCAGGACGAGCTGGCGGTGTTCTTCGACGGCTCGAAGAGTGACGACGCCACGGCGCTGGTGGGTTGCAGGCTCAGCGACGGCCACGTCATCACCCTCGGGTTGTGGCAGCGCCCGCCGGGGGAGCGGGGCAAGCTGTGGGTGGTGCCTCGGGGAGAGGTGAACCTGGCGGTGGAGCAGGTGTTCGACCGGTACCGGCCGGTGGCGTTCTACGCAGACCCGAGCCACACCAAGGACGACGTCACCCAGGAGGCCTACTGGGACGGTCTGATCGACGAGTGGCACCGCCGCTTCAAGGATCGGCTGTCGGTGTGGGCGAAGCCGGGCGCCGGCGGCCACTCGGTGATGTGGGACATGTCGTCCCCGGCTCGGACGGAGGCATTCACGCTGGCGGCGATGCGCTGTGTGGCCGACATCGAGGGACCAGACGGGGATCTCACGTGGGATGGCGACAGCCGGCTGCGGATCCACGTCCGCAACGCGATCCGGAACACCACGCCCAGACACGGGGTCAGCTTGCAGAAGAGGGGGCGCGAGTCGGCCCGCAAGATCGACCTCGCCGTGTGCATGGTCGGCGCCCGGATGGCCCGCCGGGACGTGTTGAACCGTGCGACGAAGAAGCGTGAACGGACGGGCCGAGCCTCGTTCCTTTAGTAACCATTGAAGGGGGTGCCTGTTGCTGTCTGAGACGGAAGTGTTGCAGCAAGCACAGGTCCTCCTAAGGGTCCGGTCGTCCGAGTTGAACAAGTTGGACCGGGTCTGGTCGTACTGGCGGGGCAAGCAGTCGTACCCGCTCGTCCCGAGTGGGGTGCCCCAGGAGGTTCGCAGGCTGGCGGGGATGTGCCGGATCAACCTGATGGGCCTTGTGGTTGATGTGATGGCGCAGTCGATGGCGATCGACGGGTTCCGCCGCCCGAAGGATGGTGAGGACGCGGCGCCGTGGGCGATCTGGCAGGCGAACAAGATGGATGCCCGCCAGTCGGGGATCATCCGGTCGACGTTGGCGTACGGGACCGCTTACGGCGTGGTGCTGCCGGGTGACACGGCACCGGTGATGCGTGGCGTGTCGCCTCGCCGGCTGACGGCGCTGTACGGCGACGACCCGGACTGGCCGCGGTTCGCGTTGGAGGTCGACGGGCCGGGCCCGGGCCGGTACCGGCTGTACGACGATGAGGCCGTGTACCACCTCGGCGGTGACCGGGGCACGACACCGAACGAGCTGCTCCGGGTTGATGTGCACGCCGCCGGCGTGTGCCCGGTGGTGCGGTTCCGGAACACCGAGGACTTGGATGAGGAGTCGCCGGGTGAGATCGAGTCGCTGATGCCGATGCAGGACCAGATGGACATCACCACCTTCGGGCTCCTCGTCGCTCAGCACTACCAGGCGTTCCGGCAGCGGTACATCATCGGGTGGACGTCGGATGATGAGAACGCGAAGCAGAAGGCGGCGGCGTCTCGGATGTTGACGTTCGAGGACCCGGACATCAAGATTGGTGAGTTCGGTCAGGTTGACCTGTCCGGGTACTTGGAGTCGCGTGAGTCGACGGTGAAGTTCATGGGGATCGTCAGCCAGACGCCGCCGCACAGTCTGCTGGGTGAGATGGCGAACTTGGCGGCTGAGGCGTTGGCGGCGGCGGAGGCCGGTCAGCGCAGGAAGATCGGTGAGCGTGAGACCGGTCAGGGCGAGTCGTTCGAGCAGTACCTGAACCTGGCGGGCAGGATGGCCGGCCTCGAGGTGGACGACTCGGCGCAGGTGCGGTGGAGGGACACGGAGGCAAGGTCGCTGGCTCAGGTGGTGGACGCTCTCGGGAAGATGGCGACGATGCTTGGCATCCCGCCGCAGGAGCTGTGGGAGCGGGTGCCTGGCGTGTCGCAGCAGGACGTGGAGCGGTGGAAGGCGACGGCCGCGGCGGGCGACTCGTTCGCGAACCTTGACGAGACCCTTCAGCGACAGATGGGCTTCGACTCGGCCGCCGAGGCAGTCGAGGACACCACGGCCCGTGGTATCGCCGAGATGGTGCAGAAGGTCTACCTCGGTGTCGGCAAGGTGCTGACCACGGAGGAGGCGAGAGAGATCCTGAACCGTGCCGGGGCGGGACTCACCGGGCCTGGCCCGCCGCCGGGAGACTAGGTGGCGTCGACTGCCGTCGCTACCGCCCTCACCGAACGGCACCGCCGCCGGCAGCTGGCTTTACGGGCCGCCACTCTGAAGGACATGCTGACGATCTGGCGGGCGTTCCAGGTTGACGACATTGCCGGCACCTGGCCGACGGTGGAGACCGCACTGGTAGCGCTGATCCAGGCCCGGTGGGCGGTGTCTGCCGGGTTGGCTGCCGCCTACTACGGCGAGTTCCGAACCGCAGAAGGGGTGACGGGTCCGCTGACCCCGACGGTGGTTCCGCCGCCGCTGCCGGCCGAGGTGGTCCGGTCGCTTCGCATCGTCGGCCCGGCCGCCGCCGGCCGGTTGGTGGCCCTTGCCCGTCCTGATGCTGCCGCTGTGACGTTGACGAACGTGGCTGGTGATGTGTCCCGGCAGGTGTTGAACGGTGGCCGTGAGACGCTCCTCGGTTCTGTTGACCGTGACCCGGTGGCCCTCGGGTATGCCCGGGTGACGGACGGTAAGCCGTGTGCGTTCTGCGCCATGCTCGCCAGCCGGGGCCCCGTCTACCGTTCGAACGCTCGGGCCACTGTGGCCCGTGATGGTGCGAAGTATCACCGGGCGTGCGGTTGCACGTCGGAGCCGGTGTTCTCCCGGGAGCAGCCGTGGCCCGGTAAGGGTCGCGAGTTCGCTGACCTGTGGAAGCAGGCGAAGCGCACCGCCCGGGGCGAGGACGGGTTGACGCCTGCTGTCGCGTTCCGCCGAGCCATCGAAGGCCGGTAACCAACAGAGCCGAAACGGCTCACAACCACCCGAAACGGGAGGAGAAACCGCAGTGACCGAAGAGCAAAACCCAGACAACCAGTCGGACGACAACCCTGACGACAAGCCGGCTCCGAAGCCCGCCAAGGACGAAACGTCCGAGGTGGAGAAGTGGAAGGCCCTCGCCCGGAAGAACGAGGCGCAGGCCAAGGCGAACGCCGACGCCGCCAAGAAGCTGGCCGCCCTCGAAGAGGCCGGCAAGACCGAGTCGGAGAGGATGGCCGAACGGCTCAACCTCGCCGAGCGAGAGCGGGACGAGGCCAAGGCCGTGATCCTGCGGTCCACGGTCGCCGCCGAGAAAGGCATCAACCCGGCCATGGCGAAGTTCCTGCCCGGCGTCACCCGAGAAGAGCTGGAAGCAAGCTCCGACGAATACATCGCCGCCCAGCCGGCACCCGAGGCACCAGCAGCACCAGTGCCCGGTCGACCGAAGGAGCGGATGCGGCCCGGAGCCGTCCCCGCCGCTTCGACCACCGACTTGTCCCCCGGCGCTGACCGCCTCCGTGCGGCCTACGCCAACAGCACACCCAACACCTAGCCGTCCCTCAGCGGGGCGGGTAGCCACCCAACCAAGGAGAACCAAACGTGGCACTCACCCTCGCCGAATCGGCGAAGTACACCACCAACGACCTGCAGCGTGGCGTCGTCGAGACGTTCGTGCTCCAGTCGCCCGTCCTCGACAGCCTTCCGCTGCTCACCGTGTCGGGCAACGCCTACGCCTACAACGAGGAGCTGACCCTTCCCGGGGTCGAGTTCCGGGCAGTGAACAGCGCCTACACCGAGTCGACCGGCACCATCAACCCGCGGACGGAGACGCTCGTGATCCTTGGTGGTGACGCCGACGTCGACACGTTCCTGGTGCAGACTCGCGGGAACCTGAGCGACCTGCGGGCCGAGCAGACCACCCTGAAGGTCAAGGCCGCCGTCACCAAGTACCAGGACGCCTTCATCAACGGCGACACGGCCGTCGACGCGAACAGCTTCGACGGCCTGAAGAAGCGTCTGACCGGGCCGCAGCTCGTGGTAGCGGCGACGAACGGGATCGGCCCGGTGGCCGGCGGCCACGACTTCTTCGACGCCCTCGACGCTCTGATCGCTGCCGTTCCCGGCGGAGCCGAAGCGCTCTACATGAACGCTGCCGTCCGTGCCCGGGTCATGTCGTCGGGGCGCCGCCTCGGCGGTACCAGCTTCATCGAGCGTTCCTTCTTCGGTGAGCGACCGGCGACGGTCCCGACCTACAACGGCATCCCGATGCTGGACATCGGGACGAAGGGTGACGGCACCAACATCATCCCGCAGACCGAAACCCAGGGGACTGCCACCGGCACCGCCACCTCGATCTACGCCGTGCGTTACACCCAGAACGAGGGCTCCCCCGGTGTCGCCGGACTCACCAACGGAGGCGTCCAGGTCAAGGACCTCGGTGAGATCGACGCCAAGCCCGTCTACCGCACCCGGATCGAGTTCTTCACTGGACTCGCCGTGTTCGGCCGTGGCGCCGCCCGTCTCACCGGCGTGCTCGCCTCGTGATCCGTCCAGTTCCCGCCCCCAAGACCACAGGAGAAGACCCCATGGACGAGAAGCCGAAGAACACCACTGGCGTCGTCGACCGCGACGACGCCACCGATGTCGGGGTGCCGATGCTTCCCGGCTCCCCGACCGAGCCGGTCGGCCCCGAAGACGCCCTCGGCGTGGGCCCGAAGCGAGGCGACTACCGGGACCGGGTCGGCCCTGCTGGCTACAACCCCACCCATGTCGTTCCCGTGAAGGACGCCAAGCCGGGCGAGCCGACTGCCCGTGTCGAGGCGCAGCGACCGAGGGCTGAGGACATCGGCGACGCTTCCGGCCTCAAGGGTGGCGTCGAGACGTCGCCCAGCCGGTAGGCCGAGCCGGTGGCCGTCACCACGCTCGAGGACGTCGAGGCGACCCTGGTTCGCCCTTTGACGTTGGAGGAGCAGGCGGCGGCGTCTCGGCTGGTGGAGCTCGTTGAGGCTGAGGTCCTCGGGCATCTGCCCGGGTACGACCTTGGCCCAGCGAGCACTGAGACGGTCGCTGTGACCGGCTCGTATGAGCAGCTGAAGTTGCCCCGTTACCCGGTGACCGCAGTGACGGCGGTATCTGTGAACGGGGCGGCGTTGGCCGCGTCCACATGGTCTGTGACGCCGAAGGGGTATCTGACGTTGCCGGCAGAGTTCCCGTCAGGGAACGGTCCCGACGGGTCGTGGACGCCGGTTGTGACGGTGACGTACACGCACGGCCAACCGGCCGCCGGGTCGCCGCTGGTACTGCTCGTCGCTGAGGCTGTCGCATCACACCTGCAAGCAGCTGGGTCGCAGGGGCTTCGGTCAATGTCGCTTGGCGACTACTCCGAAGCGTACGAGTCGAGGCGGCCGGTTGGCCTGGTTGACCGGGCCCGTCTGAACCCGTACCGCCGGTCGGGTATCGGGTCGATCCTGCTGTCGAACTTGTGATCGCCAACTTCCTGACCGAGGCGGCGACGCTCGTCAGGACGTCGTCGGCGGTGCCGGACGCTGAGGGGAACCCGACGGCCACCACGACCTCGACCGACGTGCTGTGCCGCCTGGCTCAGTCGTCAACGTCGGATGGCGAGGCGGGCGACGCTGACCGCCGGTCGACGTCCCTTCGCTTGTACCTCCCCGCCGACGTGGAGCTTGACGGGAGCGACCGGGTGGTGAAGGACGGTCGGACGTTCGAGATCGAAGGGGCGCCCTACCTGGCCCGCACGCCCCGTGGCCCGCACCACTGGGAGGTCAACCTCAAGGAGGTCTCGCCGTGAGCGTCCAGCACATCTACCCGGCCGGCGACCTGATCGAGCACGAGCTGGAAGGCGACGACTGCCCGTGTGGGCCTCGTGTCGAGTTTGTGGAAGGTGGCCAGGTTGTCGTCCATCACAGCTTGGACGGCCGGGAGGCGAACGAGTGATCCGGGTGAAGGTGAAGGTCACCGAGGACAACACCCGGCAGACGATCAGCCGGGTGCAGAAGGCTGTTGACGCCGGCATCGCCAACGCGGTCCCCGGGATCGTCCGGTTGGCGCAGTCGAACGTTGCCGGCTACTCGAGCAGGATCGCCGCCGGGATTCAGGGGATGCAGATGGGCCCGGGTGTGTGGTTCGTCGTCGGCACCCATCATGCTTCCCACATCGCCGAGTCCGGCGCCCGGCACGCCGCCGCATACCCGTTCCTCGTCCCCGCCCTCCTCGCCTCCAAGGGCGCTGTGGCTCGCAGTATTGAGGAGGCGATGTGATCTACGCCGACCTGGCCAACGGCTGGCTCCTCAACACTCTCCGCGCCGACCCGGCCCTGGTCGCCCTTGTCGGCCAGAACATCTACAACAGTTCCGCACCCGACGAGCTGCTCCCCGGCGGGACGCTGGACATCGCAGGCAAAGCAACCGCTTATGTGGTGTTCGACTTTGTCGCTGTCGCTGACGCCGGCCGGGTTCTGCTCACCGGTACCGGGTCGACGGTGCAGGTCACCCGCCGCTACCAGATCAAAACGGTCGGCGCCGGCCGCGACAGTCTCCGGCTCCGCCCTGTGCTGCGTCGCATCGAGGCGCTGTCCGGGGCTACCGGCGACTTCGACGGTCACCACTTCATCTGCGACTGGGCAGAGGTCACCGTCGAGCAGTTGGAGTCGGCCGACGGTCACCACTGGTGGCACCGCGGCGGCCAGTACGACATCACAGCTCACACCATCTGACTACCCCTCCGAAGGAGGCCGTTGTGCCGAACCGTTCCACCCCGACGCCGAAGGGTCAGGCCGACAGGCCAGCCAAGATCGGCGACTACCCGGAGCGGCCGTACGCCGCCGCCGAGGACACCGACGCTGTGACCCGTCATCACGACTACCGGCCCGACGGGAAGCCCGTCGATGAGCCGACCACCGGGGAGGTGACCGCCAATGGCTGAGCGCGCCTCTGTTGTTGAGACCGTCCAAGTCGGTTTGGAGACCGTCCCTGGCACGATGGTCGCCGCCAACAAGCGGCTTTCGGCCACGACGATCCGGCTGAACCCGATGGCCGAGACCGACGAGTTCACCCCCGAAGGCCAGAAGGACACCACCCTCGTCACCGAGGTCGCCGAGTGGTCCGAAGCGGCACTCGAGGGGCGGCTCACCTACGACGAGTTCGCCTACCTCCTCTCCGCCCACTACGGGGTGGCGACGTCCCGGGCGATCACCGACGCCGCCGGGGGCGCCACGACCGGCGCCTACGGGTACGAGTGGACGGCCACCCAGTCGACGCTCGACGTGCCGAAGACGTTGACGGTCGAGCGGGGGTCCGCCTACCGGGCGTTCCGTGCCGGTGCCGGTGTCGTGAAGGATCTCGGCTACTCCATGGGCCGCCGTGGTGGCGCCCCGGCCATCTCCGGGGCCCTGATCGGCCAACGGATCGAGGATGGGGTCACGCTCACCGCAGCACCGACGCAGGTGGTCGCCACCCCGGTGCAGTCGCCGCAGATCGACATCTACCTGAACCCGTCGGCGGCGACGATCGGCACGACGAAGCTGGCCCGCTCGTCGAAGGTTGAGTGGGAACGGACCGGCAAGTTCGCCGACTACTGGATTCTCGACTCGGCGAAGACGTCATGGGTTGACGCTGTCGAGGCGAAGCCGGAAGCGTCGCTGACGTTGACAGTCCAGGCTGACGCCTCCGGCATGGGCCTCCTGTCGAACTTGCGGGCCGGGTCGACCGTGTTCATCCGGGTTGAGGCGAAGGGCGCCCAGCTGGCGACGACGGCCGGCGGGTGGAAGATCGGTGGTGGGGCGACGATCCCCGGTAACGCGTCGTTCCTGTTCCGTCACGACATCGCATGCAAGGTGCGGGAGATGGCGCCGATTGAAGATCAGGACGGTGTGATGGGTGGCGCCTGGCCGATGCGGATCGTGTACGACGCCACCCTCGGCTACTCGGAACGGCTGACCCTCGTCAACAACACCGCGGCCCTGTAGTGCCGTCACTGAAGGCGATCATCGAGGGTGGCCCGGTTCGGACCGCCCGGTTCGACTGGGGCGGCGACGAGATCGTCATGCGGGTCAAGATGTCCGGTGTCACCGTCGGCGAGGTCGTGTCCGCCGACCTAACCGAGGTCGCGGACGAGTCGGACGTGGAGAAGGCGGCCCGCACGCAGGCGTTCGTCGCCGACGCCGCACGCACCCTCGAACGGGTCGTCGTCGAGTGGAACATGTGGCTCGACGATGAGGAGACGATGATGTTCCGCTCCTACGACGACATGCTGCTGTTGCCGATCGAGTTCCTGCTGGCGGCACGTACGGCGTTGCAGCAGGCGGCGGAGGTTGATGCGTCGGGGGGGGCGAACGGCGTCTCCGGCGCTGGCTGATCTGCGACGCCCTCGGCTTCGAACCGGAGGACGACTTCGTACCCCCGACGTGGGTGACTGTCCACGAAGTGGCGGAACGGTACGGGCAGTCGCCGGAGACGGTCGAGCAGTGGCGGTGGCAGACGGTGGTTCGTGCCCAACTGCTCGCCCGGGCCCGTGCCGGTGCAGAGGCAGCCGTTCAGAAACATCAGGAGTCGAGGAGGAGGTGACCTGATGCCGAGCCTTGGACGTGTGCTGGAACGGTTGACGGTCGCCGTCGATGCCGACACCAGCCAGGCTGAGCGGAAGCTGAACGACCTGTCCGACGAGTCCAAGGGCGGCTCCTGGATCGGCAAAATGGGCGGCGGCGCGGCAAAGGCAGCGGGGCTGATGGGCGCCGCCGCCGGTGCCGGCGTTTTGGCGATGGGTGGCTTAGGGTTGGCCGCCGCTTCGCAGGCGGAGCAGTCGGAGATTGCGTTCACGTCGATCATGGGTGACGCCAGCAAGGCCAAGTCCTTCCTCGCTGACCTCAGCAAGTTCGCTGCGGAGACACCGTTCGAACTGCCCGGGTTGAAGGACGCCGCATCAAGGCTGCTCGCCACCGGCACCGAGGCGAACAAGGTGATCCCGATCATGCGTGCCGTCGGCGACTCCACCTCCGCGATGGGCACCGGAGCGGAGGGCATCGACCGGGCCGTCACCGCTCTCACGCAGATGCAGGTGAAGGGGAAGATCACCGGCGAGGAGATGCTGCAGCTCGCCGAGGCTGGCGTCCCCGCATGGGACGCCCTAGCCACCGTCATGGGCGTCTCCGTCGCCGAGGCGCAGAAGAAGGTGTCTGCCGGGCAGGGGAACGTGAACGACCTGTTCAAGGCGTTGGAGACGCAGGCGGGCCCTGCGATGGGCCGGGTCAAGGGGATGATGGACAAGCAGTCGGAGTCGGCCGCCGGGATGCTGTCGACGCTGAAGGACACGGCCACCCAGGGTCTTGGGAACATGATGATGCCGGTCCTGGTCGAGGTGAAGAAGGTGATGCCGCAGGTCTCGAAGCTGATGAGCGGCACCTTCGAGAAGGCCGGCCCGCTCATGGGGAAGGGTGTGTCCGCGGCGATCGACTTCATCAAGAAGATGGCGCCCGTCGTCGGTCCGGTGCTGAAGGAGGTCGGCGGCGAGCTGAGTAAGGCGTTCAAGACGCTCGGACCAGCTCTCGCCAAGCTCGGCCCGCCGCTCATGGATCTCTTCAAGGCGCTTCTGCCGGCCCTGCCTGCCGTCGCCAAGGCGTTCGGTACGGTGGCGACCGTCATCGCGACGGTGGCGAAGGTTGCTGCACCACTGATTCGCCTGTTCGCGAAGCTGATAGCCGCTATCCCGCCGGTCGTGTGGGAGGTGTTGGCGAAGGCCATGTTCGGCATCGTCGGGGTTGGCATCATGCTTTACAAGAACTTCGACCGGCTTCCCGAACTCTTCTCTTCCATCGCCGGGGCGGTCGGCCGGTTCTTCCAGCGGCTTCCCGGTCTGGCTGGCGACGCCGTCGGTTGGCTTGCCGAAAAGTTCCGCGAGTTCGCCCCGAAGGTGCTTGAGGCTATCGGTGACTTCGCTGTCGTGGTCGGCGACTGGCTGTGGGGCACCGCTCTCCCGTGGTTGGGTGAGAAGTTGTGGGAGGGCATCAAGTGGCTGGCTGACAAGTGGTTGGACCTGGCCCAGTGGACGTTGGACGCGTTGGTCGAGTACGCACCGAAGGTCGTGGCATGGTTCACCGACACCGCTCTTCCGTGGCTGATAGGTAAGTTCGCTGAAGGCATCGTGGCCCTCGGGAAACTATGGCTCGACCTTGCGCAGTGGACCTTGGACGCTCTCATCGAGTACGTCCCCAAGTTGGTCGAATGGTGGTACGGCACAGCCCTGCCATGGCTCGGCGAGAAGTTCGTGGATGGCATCAAAGGTCTCGCTCGGCTGTGGCTCGACCTCGGCCAGTGGACCCTCGACGCGCTCGTCGAGTTTGGTCCCAAACTGGTGGGCTGGTGGTTCGACACGGCGCTGCCGACCATCATCCGTGCTGTCACTGACGGACTCGGGACAGTGGCCAACCTGTTCATGGACCTCCCGGGGATGGTCGTCGATGCGATCGGAAGCCTCCACCAAGCTGGTGTGGATCTTGTCGTCGGTCTGTGGAACGGCGTCAACTCAATGGGGGACTGGCTGGCGGCACGGGTCAGGAACTTCGCTAAGAACTCCGTGAAGAATGTCCTCGACGACGTGTTCCTGTTCGGGTCGCCGTCGAAGGTGATGATTCAGCGGGGCAAGTGGATCGGCGAAGGACTCGGCGCCGGCATCATCGCATCCACCGCCCGAGTCTCCGCCGCCTCCGGCGCACTGGCCGCTGCGGCCATGCCTGGTGCTTCCGGTGTGGCCCGTCCCTCGTTCGCCTCCTCGTCCACGGCGGCCAGCGCCGCATCCACCGCAGCGGCGGCACCGAATGTGTTTCAGCTGCCCGACGGTTCTGTCATGTCGATGTCTGAGTTGAAGAAGCGGATGCGGGTCCTGTTCATCGAAGACGGCGGCGCCAACGCCTTCGCCACAGCGATCGGCTGATGCCCCTACCCCGAGACAGGTTCGAGATCGCCTGGACAGCAACACCATGGGCTACCAACCCGGTATGGGTCGACTGCACCCCGTGGCTCCTCTCGATCGGCAGGGAACGGGGCCGTCAGCCCCGGGACGCCGTCAACCGGGCCAGCCGGCTCACCGCCCGCCTCGACAACCGCGACGGCCGGTTCAGTATGCAAAACGCTGGGTCGCCGTATCATCCGAACGTCGAACCGCGCCGGCCGTGCCGGTGGGTGACCGACTGGAACGGTGTCACTTACCCTCGATTTGAAGGCTTGCTCGACACGTTGCCCACCGAGTGGACCGACTTCGCAGACGAGGTCGCCACCTACACCGCTCTCGGCCGGCTCGCGAACCTTGCTGACGTTGACCTGCCAGGCTCAGTGTGGGAGACGACGATCAAGGGCACGGCGCCGAAGCACTGGTGGAGGTTGGACGACCCGGAGCCGGCGACCACCTTCCGAAACTCGGGGCTGTCCGTTGAACCGATGGGGGTTGTCGGACCCACCACCCGGGGTGAGGGTGCAATCACAATCCCGGGGTCGGCCCGCCGACTCGACCCGGTGACCGCCTACGCGGACAACCCTGTGGCGTCTGACATCTATGGCGCGCAGCAATGGAGCATCGCTACCGTCTGCAAACTTGACCTGACACGGCCCAGCCAGCCCGGCGTTCACAAAACGTACCCGATCTCTGTCCACGGCGGCGGCGTCGCGGCCTTAGAGCTGATCCACACCAACCAGGTCGACACGGCCGGGTTCTGGGGCAACAAGATCAACTTCATTCTTCGGGGCAACGTTACCTTCGACTTCACGATCACCTTCGTCAGCAACTTGCCGCCCTACGAGATTTTCTTCCCTGCTCAGATTCGTGCAGACTGGTTCGTTATCACTCTTGTCCGCAACGCGACCGGTGTTGTCGTCTACATCGATGACACGATCGCAGCCCCGGCGACCACCTCGGTTGTCCTTGGGTCCCCGACGGCGCTGTTCATGGGAACCGTCGGGGTTACCGAGGCGGAACCGACCGAACTTGATGAACTTGTTGTTTGGAACCGGGCGATCACGCAGGTCGAAGCGACGGTTGTGAACAACGCCTTAGTGAAACCGTGGGCGGGTGACAGTGTCAACGGCCGCTTCGACCGGATTGTTGCTGCGGCGAACCTTCCAACGTCCCGCATGTCCTGCGGCGTGAACGGTGGGGCGGTACTGGGCCGAACGTTCCTCGGCGGGAAGGCGCTCACCTACTTTCACCGGTTGGCACGGGCCGCCCGGGGTCGGATGCTCGACACGGTCACGGGGAACATCGTTCTTCGTAGCGGTGCCGACTTGGCGGGGATGCGAAGCAGCCGGGCGACGTTCGGGAACCGCCCGGCGACGCCAGGGTCGCCAGGGTCGCCGTCGACGGTGTCGACGCCGGTGGTCACCGAGTCGAGCGACCAGGTCACCACGGAGACGGGCGACCCGGTCGCGACCGAAGTCTTTGGTGGGAGTCCGGCCGTGCCTGTAGCTGGCGACATGCCCTACGAGTCGGTTAGCACCGACGCCTCCTATCAGAACGTCGTCACGGTCGTCCGAGCGAAGAACGTTGAAGGCAACGTGCAGGAGGCGGTCGCAACCGACCTCGTCCCCGGCACGTCGATGTCCTACGTCGACCGGTTCGGGCGGCGCGGGCCGACCGATGGCGAACTTGGCGACCTGATGTTCTCGACTGACGCGCAGGCGCTCGAGTTCGCCCGGTGGGTTGTGAACAACGGGAAGGACCCGAAGGTTGTTCTCGACCCGATGGTGTTGCACCCCCTCGGCGATGATGCGGTTACCGGTACCGTGCTCGGGCTCGACATTGATGATGTGGTGACCGTGATGCGGAAACATCCGGCGCAATCCCAGACACTGACGGCGGTTTGCCGGATCGCCGGGATCGCCGAGACGGTCAGCATGAACGGTCGCCGCCGGACGTGGTCTGTCGAGTGGCGCCTCGAACCTTTGGAAGTCCTATGACTGGAGTCGGATGCCCACAAAGCTGAGCGAACTGTCCCCCACAGATGTCACCGCGTTGAGGACACGACTGGGGATAGCGGCGTCAGGAAGCGTGCAGGTCAGCGTCGCCAACTACGGCGCGGTCGGGAACGTCAAAGTCGTCGCAGACGGGGCGATGACTGCCGGGTCAACCACGCTGACGTCTGCTACGGCCGGGTTCGTGGCCGCCGACGTCGGCAAGGGTGTCATCGTTCAGGCGGCCGGTCCGCTCGACCCCCAGCCGGTCCGCTCATCGCTTACCACGACGATCGCCGCCGTCACGAACGGCACGACGGTCACGCTGGCGGCGGCGGCGGCGGCGACCACCTCGGCCGCACGGGTTGTGTGGGGGACCGACGACACCGCAGCATTCCAGTCGGCGATCGATGCTGTGGCTGCGATCGACGGTGGCGGCATCGTTGACGTCCCGGCGAAGCCGTACCTCATCACGTTCGGCACTCCGACACGCCGTTTTGGCTTGGAGATGAAGTCCAATGTGTGGCTGAGGGGCATCGGGCTGCCCACACTTTATTTTCCGCCGGTTCAGGATGGCGGTTACCCGTTGCACGCGGCGATTGTCATTGGCCGGTCGAGGCCGTCGACGAAGGTGGCGAACGCCACAGTCTCCGGGCTGGTGCTCGAGGGGGGCGCCTACACGCAGACCGGCCAGGAGTACGGGCCGGCGTTCGTCACCATCAACTGCACCAACATCCGCATCACTGACAACTTTATTTATCGCTTCACGGGTGACGCATTCTCAACCGGCCAGGAGGCCGGCGACATTCGAGGTCTGTGGATTCAACGGAACTATGTCACCGAGATATGTGGCAACGGCCTCTCCTACTACTCGCCGATAGGCGAGCGGCTCGTCAACGACCTCTACGTCACGGACAACTACTTCACACAACCGCTGGTAGGCCCAACGGGCGGAGCGGAAACGATACTCTTCACGGGCGTCGGTAGGTTCCTCATAGACAACAACATCTGCTACAAGTATGGGGCCATCGGAATGTCAGGCAGTATTGGCGGTGTCGTTACGAACAACATTGTAACCCCTTTGAACTTCCAGGCTCACGGCATCGGCATCGGGGCCAGTGATACGGCCCTCTACGGTACGGACGATGACGTCGTGGTCGAGGGCAACGTCATCGACATGTCTTTGACTTCCAGCCTGTTTGGCAGCGGAATACAGTTCCTGTCAGGCCGCAGGGTCGCGATTAGGGGGAACATTATCCGCCGGCGTGCCGGAGCGGACTCTCCCCCGGGGATAAACCTCAACGCAGGCACGAAGGATGGGCTCACGGTTGAGGGCAACATCATCTACGGCGCCACTTCTCCCGTTGCGTCCTTCGCCGACATCCACGCGGCGGTGACAGTCCTCAACGACTGCGCCATCTCCGGCAACGTGCTGATGAGCAACACGGTCGGCATGTACCTCGACCAGGCCAACGCCTGCATCATCTCGGGCAACAGGTCGAAGTTCGGCGGCATCGCCGTCATACGTGGAGCCAGGCACCTCATAACCAACAACCTAATGGACGCAACGGTGAACACCCCGGTGATCGGTGGGTTGCCTGCCGGGCTAGACATGTTGGAATGTACGGATGCGATTGTGTCCGGCAACCATGCGAAGGGTGCCTACTACGGGGTTCGGCTGAGAGCTGGCGGCGGCAACTTCGTAACAGGCAACATCATCAATGCGGGGACGATCGCTCTGGCAGAGGAAGCACCGACGGCGGTCAGTAAGATCACTAACAACATGCGGAAGGGTGCCGGGGCGGCGGCCGGCAGATTGGACGATGTGTGATCGCCCCGCCTGCCGCCTTCTGACCGTTTGTCTATTGGCGCCGGCCGGCGCCGCCAACCACGGAGGAACCATGAGCGACGTACCCGACCGCGCCCCCGAACCCGACGACAACCTCGCCGACCTCGGCGACGCCGCCCAGGGTGAACTCGAGCAGACACCATGGGACGTCCTCAACGATGACGGA